GCGCGTTCGCCGGACGCTGGCTAGAATTTCGCGCTTTCCAGCCCGTGGGGCCATAGCTCAGCTGGGAGAGCGCCTGCATGGCATGCAGGAGGTCGGCGGTTCGATCCCGCCTGGCTCCACCACTTTTCCGGAACCGGCGTCGCCGGCTCCAACCCGAGTTCCAACTGCGTCCCCATCGTCTAGAGGCCTAGGACACCACCCTTTCACGGTGGACACCGGGGTTCGAATCCCCGTGGGGACGCCAATTCGTTCAATGACTTAGGCTCGCTTCGGCGGGCCTTCGTCATTTCTTAGGTAACGGTTAGGTAACTCTCGGACGCCGGGGTGCATCAGGGTTTCCTGACCCCACGGCGCGGGGTTCCCCGACTGACGCTGCCCAGCCCAGCAGGCAATCTATCCCTGCCAGCAACGCACGACGCTCCACGCGGGATCCACGCCGGACCACGATCTGTCCTCCGGCGCCCAACGGTAGCCATCCAGTCGTGCGGGCGCCGTAGGGATGCGGCGCTGCTGGCGTCTACCGCACCAAGCCCGCCCACACCTACGCCGCGAAACCCAGCTTGATCGACGTGGCGTGCTCGACCCGCAGGCAGCCATAGCGGCAGGCGTCGGCCGCGTGGTCGGGGCCGGTGCTGTCCACGTCCTCGATCTTCTTCTGGTCGCGCGGCAGGTACGGCACCGTGCTCCACCAATAGGTGCAGTCGCTCGACACGTACAGGCCGGCCATGTCCGGCTTGCCGGCGTTGGCCAGCAGCTTGCGCATGCGGTTCCAGCCCGTCATGCGGTCGGCCTTGCGTGCGGGGATGAAGCGCACGCCGCACTGATTGAACTCGTCGGCGATCGAACCGGCCGCGTGGCCCGCCTTGGCGAAGCACGCATCATCGGCCACGCCTTGCGCGGGGATCTTCCACTTGCGGCACACCGCCCGGATGTTCTCGGCCAGCTCGGGCACGGTCCAGCCCAGCCCGGCGGTCAGGTTGCCGGTCTTGTGCGTCGCCAACTCGTCGACCAGGACAACACTGTTCCGCGGGTAGTAGCGTCCGCCCACGTTGCCCTCGCGCCCGCCCGGCGAGCGCGCACACACGTAGGTGACCGATGGCGCGCTGCTGCCGAAGTCGTGCGCTAGGTACGTCTTCCATTCCGCGGGGATCGCCGTCCACGGCTCGACCATGTTCCGCTTCTCGTCGAGCACGCTGGCGAAGTACGCGCCGCGGTTGACGGCCCAATCGCCATCCACCCACGCGCGCAACAGCTCGGGATCATCCGGGCACGCGGCCTCCAACTGGTCGCGGTACTGCTCGCGGTCCAGAAACCGGTTGCCGGCGAACGTCGATGGCGCATACACCCACTGCCGCTTGCTCTTGGGTTCGTCGAACACCGTCCACGGCGGCGCGCGCAGGGCGAACCGATGCGCCAGCCAATGATGGCCGGCGCCGCCGGGGTTCGCGGCCATGACCATGCGGATGGGGATGTCCTTCGGGCCGCGCAGGTTCGAGCGCAGCAGGTCGAGCAATGACGAGTCGGGGAACTGTCCGGCCTCGTCGACCTGCAGCAGCGTGAAGCTGCGGCCCTGATACTTCGCGTAGTCGGCCTGCGATTCCAGCTGCCCCAGCTCCATGATCGCGCCGTTGGGGAAGCGCCACAGGTGCTCGCTCGCGTTGTAGCGGGCATCGGTGCCGTACACCAGGCCGAACACCTCGCGGCACACCTGTTCGAAGTCGGCCAGCCCCTTGTAACTGCGCCGGATGTACAGGATGCGCGCGCGCTGGTCGTACTGCTCGACGTGGCGCAGCGCCAGCAGCGCCAGCGCGTAGGACTTGCCACCGCCGCGACCGCCGCCCAGGAACAAGTCGAAGTCCTCCGGCACGGCCATGGCGCCCTGCTGGAACTCGTTTAGCTCAATCCCGCTCATGGTCGATTACCTTCGTGTCAGGCTCGATCACGCGTGCCTGCGTCCATTGCTCTCTGGTCGCCGCGCCCGGCAGGTTGATCGTCACCGACGTGCGATTGGCCTGCCCGGCCGGATCGCCTTCGCGGTAGCCGTGGCGGGTCTTCAACAGGAAGATGGCCGGCGTCGGCGAGCCGGCCATGTGCGAGCGCAAGGACGCCAGCAGCACCTGGTGCTCCTCCTCGACGCCCTCGTCGTAGGCAGCCTGCAGCCGCTCGTTTTCCTCCAGCCATCGCTTGAGCGTGACCACGCCGACGCCAAGCCGGCGCGCCATGACCTTCTGCGGCGTGCCATCGGCCGCCCACTTGCGCAGCTTGTCGGCGGTGCCGCGCGGCGGCTTGTCGGGGGATGGCAGGGGCTTGGTCACGCCCGCACCGCCTGCACCGTCACCGGTGCCAGATACGGGGACGCGAGCACCAGCGATGCTCGCGGGCGCGACGACGCCGGGCGTACGTCCGCATATTCCACGTCCAGCACGTCGACGCGCTCGCGCACCACAGGCCCGCGGCGCTGCTCGGGCGGGTCCAGGTCGTCGCGGTGCAGCTCGACCGCCAGCGCGCACTGCGCTTGCTTGACGGCCAGCGGCACGGCATCGGGCGCCACGCCCGGCACGTCCGCGCGCGGCCAGCACAAGGGCTGCCCGGCCAACGTGCGCCAGCCCTGCCAGGGCCACGCAGCCATCTGCTCCGCGGCACGCCGCAGCAGTACCTCGCACGCGGCATCCTCGGCCGGAAGCGTTGCGCCGAAGTCGGTGGCACGGGCGCGCAGCTCGGGCAGCGTGGCGAAGGTGTCGACGCCGGGGGTCAGCATGCGTCACCAATGCGCACCGCGTCCGCGGCGAAGATGCCGCGATCGCCGCGGTCCACGCGGTAGGACACGCGCTCGCCCTTGACCGGTGTCGCGCCGCCGGGTGCGTGTTTGACGTGCAGGAAAATGTCGCGGCCCCCATCATCGGGGCGGATGAATCCGAATGCTCGATCTTCGTTCCAGTGAACGATGGTCCCGGTTTCCACGAACTCACTCCCTATCAAAAAATGCCCGGCCGGGGCGCGTGCGTGGCTACGACCAATAGGCGCACGCGACCCCGGACAGGCAAAGCGATTACAGCTTGTGGCGCAGGAACGCGAGCGGGATGTTCTTGCGCTCGAACACGCGGTTCCAGTTCGCCGCCAGTGCCAGCTCGGCAATCGACGGCGAATCGGCCGCGACGGTCGTCTCGACCCACGAGAAACCGGCCGGATGCACGGCCACGTTGTTGCGGCTGTGCAGCACCTGCTGGCCGCTGCCGTTGCCGGCGCTCGGCTTGTTCTCGATTTCCGTGCCTTCGGCAATGCGCGGCGCGGTCATGCCGTAGCCGACAGCGCCGGGGCCGAACAGCACGGACGTGTACGCCCACACCGCCGGGTCTTCCTCGGGATCGGCCGCGATGTTCACCTTCGGCATGCCGTCGTCGACGACAAGCGCCAGGCCGCGGAACGTCTGGATGAAGCCGCCCTGCGAGTCGGGGATGGTGGCGATCAGGTCGGCCTTGAGCGCGGCCTTGTAGGTGTCCGAGTGCATGCCGATCGCCACGATGTCGCGCATGGAATCGCCCAGCGTGCCGGCCGCGTCGATGACGGCCGCGGCGCTGAACTTGGCCGCGTCGCCGGACTCTGCGGTGATGTCGACGCGCATGTCGCCGTCGTCGTTGGCCACGTTGTCGGCGAGGATGCCGTTCAGCGATGCGACCAGTCGGCGCTGCAGCTGGCGCGACCAGTAGGCCGCGGCGCGGTCCTGGATGCGGGCCAGTGCGTCGCTGCCCGACAGCTCGCTGGCGAAGTTCATCGCGCCCCACGACTTGGCCAGGAACGACTTGCGGACCAGCACCTTGGCCGAACCGAGCTTGCCCGGCGTGGAGTCCACGTCGGGATCATCCGACGCGATGTCGGCCTCGTCGTTGGACAAGTCACCCCAGTTGGGGACAGTGAAGGAATCGGCGCCGGCGGTCAGCTGCGCCTCGATATGCGCGTTGCGGGTCATGACGCCGGACTGCACGAGTGCGGTCTTCTCGGCGGTGTTCTCGACCACGTAGTTGGTGAACTCGACGGGTACGACTACGTCGGAAAGGCGGGTAGTTGCCATGGGGGCATTGCTCCTGGTGGGGAATGGGGTCTGCGGTCTGCGCGGTCGGCGACTGGCCTACGCGGTGCCCCACCAGGGCGTGTTACCTGTGGCGTGTGCGCTGGCCCCACGGGGACCAGCGGTATCCACGTATTCGACGCTACACGCGTCATGCGTCGAACTCAACCCGGAAAATCCGGGACGGTTCAGCGAATGCCGAACTGCTGCGCGGGCGGTGCGGCGGGCGCCGGCTTGTCGGGCGTGTGCGAATGGCCGCCGCGGCTACCGGGTGCCCGATCTGCTGCTCCGGCGGGCGGGATGCGAGGCGGAGCGGATGCTGCGCCTCGTGCGCCGCACCGGAGATCAACGCGAGCTGGGGAAGGTCG